AGTCTATATCACCGAAGGACCGTTTGACAGTACGTTCATTCGCAATTCGATTGCTATGTGTGGAAGTGACGTTCATGTTGATCGTGGGGTTTATCGCGATATTGTCTGGGTCTATGATAACGAACCGAGAAATGTTGAGATCGTCAAACGAATCAAACGTACCATTGATCAAGGAGATCCAGTAGTTATTTGGCCCAAATCAATATCACAAAAAGATATCAATGATATGGTATTGGGTGGTCATGATGTACAAAGCGTGGTAGAATCGAATACTTACAGCAAACTAGAAGCAACTCTTAAACTGAACGAATGGAAAAAAGTATGAGCATCAATGTAAAGAAACGCGATGGTTCAATTGAATCTCTTAATCTGGATAAAATCCATAAGATGGTTGAGGAAGCATGTCAAAATCTTGGAGGGGTTTCTGCTTCTCAAGTAGAGATTAGTTCAGGCATTCAGTTTTATGATGGTATTACTACTGAAGCTATTCAGGAGATTCTTATTCGTAGTGCTAGTGATCTTATTGATTTAGACCATCCTAACTATCAGTTTGTTGCTGCACGTTTGCTGCTGTTTGGTCTTCGTAAGGAAGCGTTCCATAAGAACATTTGGAAAGAAGGTATGCCTTCTGTCTTTGATGTTGCTGCATATAATTCTACCATTAATAAAGTCTACGATGAAGAAATCCTAGATAAATATAGTGATGAAGATTGGATTAAAATTAATTCATGGATTGATCATGATCGTGACTACTTGTTTACCTATGCTGGTTTACGTCAGGTAGTAGATAAGTATTTGGTTCAAGATCGTAGTGCTGGAGATGTTTACGAGACACCCCAGTACATGTATATGATGATTGCATTAACTCTCTTTGCAGAGTATCCATTAAATACTAGACTCGATTATGTCAGAAGATACTACGACGCAATCAGCAAACACAAAATCAACATCCCAACACCAATCATGGCAGGAGTGCGAACACCACTTCGACAGTTTGCTAGCTGTGTTCTTGTTGATAGCGATGACTCCCTCGATAGTATCTTTTCTAGTGACATGGCGATTGGCCGCTACGTTGCTCAACGTGCGGGAATCGGTATCAACGCAGGCAGAATCCGTGGAGTCAACAGTAAGATCCGAGGGGGAGAAGTTGCACACACTGGCGTTATTCCTTTCCTTAAAAAGTTTGAATCAACTGTACGATGCTGCACGCAAAATGGGATTCGTGGAGGATCAGCAACAGTCCACTTCCCAATCTGGCACCAAGAAATAGAAGATATTATTGTTCTCAAGAACAATAAAGGTTCAGAAGACAATCGAGTGAGGAAACTTGACTACTCAATCCAAATTTCAAAACTTTTCTACGAACGTTTCATTGCGAATGGAGAGATTAGCTTATTCTCACCGCATGACGTACCAGGTCTCTATGACGCTTTTGGTACTGATTCATTTGACGCTTGCTATGTGGACTATGAATCAGATCAGTCTGTTCCAAGAAAGACTATCGGCGCACAAAAACTCATTCTGGATATCCTGAAGGAGAGAGCAGAGACTGGTCGTTTGTATCTTATGAACATCGACCACTGCAACAGTCACTCTTCCTTCAAGGATAAGGTTACTATGAGTAACCTGTGTCAGGAGATCACACTTCCCACAGATCCACTGACTCACATTGATGGTGAAGGAGAGATTGCTTTATGTATTCTATCTGCTGTCAATGTTGGTAAACTAAAGTCTCTTGATGAGATGGAAGAGTTATGTGACCTTGCTGTTCGTGGTCTCGAAGAACTCATTGACTACCAACAGTATCCTGTAAAGGCAGCAGAAGCGTCTACAATCAATCGCAGATCTCTTGGAGTAGGGTTTATTGGTCTCGCCCATTACCTTGCCAAGCAGGGGTGTATGTATGATTCTCCAGAGACTGTGAAAGTAGTTCATGAACTTACAGAATCATTCCAATATAATCTACTCAAAGCATCTAACAATATTGCAAAAGAGAAAGGACCCTGTGGTTACTTTGATCGCACTAAATATGCAGAAGGCATTCTGCCGATTGATACTTATAAAAAAGATGTTGATGAACTGGTTGCGCCAGAGTATAACTATGATTGGGAAACTTTACGAACCGACATTCGAGCACACGGACTTCGACACAGCACTCTGTCCGCACAGATGCCTTCGGAGAGTAGTTCCGTTGTGTCAAATGCAACCAATGGAATCGAACCACCTAGAGGATACTTGTCCGTTAAGAAAAGCAAGAAGGGGCCCCTTAAACAGATTGTTCCACAGTATAACACCCTTAAGAGTAGTTACACTCTCCTTTGGGATATGCCTAGTAATACAGGTTATATTAATGTTGTCGCAGTAATGCAGAAGTTCTTCGACCAGGCAATCTCTGGTAACTGGAGTTACAATCCATCTAACTACGAGAACAATGAAGTTCCTGTTTCAGTTATGGCAGGTGATTTCCTGAATACATATAAGTATGGGTGGAAGACATCTTATTATCAGAACACTTACGACAATAAAAACGATGAGGTAGAAGAAGAAGTCGAAAAGAAACAAAGCATTGAAGACTTATTAACACAAATTTTAGACACCGAGGAAGAATCCTGTGACAGTTGCGCGATTTAGAGTGGAAGAACCAAAACAGATTGAAGGTATGACAGTGTTTAACACCAATAAAGTCGATACCACTAAACAAAAAATGTTTTTTGGTGCTCCACTTGGAGTCCAAAGATACGATCAGTTTAAGTATCCAGTATTCGATAAACTAACCCAGACACAACTGGGTTATTTTTGGAGACCAGAAGAAATATCATTACAAAAAGATCGTGCAGACTATCAAACATTACGCCCCGAGCAAAAGCACATTTTCACTGCCAACCTTAAGTACCAGATCCTCCTGGATAGTGTACAAGGGCGTGGTCCTGGGATGGCTTTTGCACCTTATTGTTCTCTACCCGAGCTTGAAGGGGCAATGAATATCTGGCAGACTATGGAGATGATTCATAGTCGGTCCTACACATACATCATTAAGAATGTGTACCCAGATCCTACCGAAGTTCTTGATACTATTGTTGATGATGAGAAAATTCTTGCTCGTGCTAAAAGTGTGACTGCATCATACGATGATTTCCTACAAGCAGCACAAGAATGGGGTGCTGGTAATCAATGGGAACATGCACTTGATGAAGTTCCTACAGCACAGTATGAAATGCGTGAACTTAAGAGAAAACTTTATAGGGCAATGGTTAATGTATACATTCTTGAGGGTATTCGTTTTTACGTTAGTTTTGCATGTTCCTTTGCTTTTGGCGAACTTAAAATGATGGAGGGTAATGCCAAAATCATTGGACTGATTGCTCGTGATGAGTCACAACACATGACTATTTCTCAAAATGTTATTAAGAAATGGTTGGAAGGCGATGACCCAGAGATGCGTGAGATTGCTAAAGAAGAAGAGCAAAACATTATTCAAATGTTCCGCGACTGTGTGGAAGAAGAAAAGAACTGGGCAGAGTATCTGTTCAAAGATGGCAGCATGATCGGACTGAATGACAAACTGCTCTCCAAGTATGTTGAGTGGGTTGCTAACCGTCGTATGAAATCTATTGGTTTAAAACCAGCATATGATGTTGCTGCTAGTAATAATCCACTACCATGGACAGAGCACTGGTTGAACTCCAAGTCTATGCAGGTGGCACCACAAGAGACAGAGGTTGAGTCCTATGTTATTGGTGGTATCAAACAAGATGTTAGTGAGAAAACATTCTCGGGATTTAAATTATGACAATGAGACAACAAACTAATCCTGCGATTGGTAATTATCTGACTCAAATGGAAAAAAGAAACCCTGTTCAGAAACCAGTTTACTGGTGGAACAGGCAGAACGAAGATGAGTTTATCAAAACCATCCAAGCATTCCTTTGGGCCAATGACATTCCACCCAACAGCGTCAACTGGATGAAGCTTCTGAAGGGTGAGTATATTCCTGCCCCAGAAGAGATTGAAGAATGAACTTTGTATACAGGTGGTTACATGGCATTAGAGTGGAGAGAGAAACTGCTCGCAACAAACCTGCCCAATCAGGAGGAGAGAGACCTCCTGTCAAGAGGACCGAGCAGTCTGGCACAAGCGTGGAAACTCGGAGCAATGAAGTACAGATACAGATACCTGATCCGTGGGACCGATGAAGACACAGAGTGCTAAAGCAAAAGGTCGTAACTTACAGAAGTGGGTGAGACAAATGTTGATCGAGATGCTTGATGTCCATCCAGAGGACATTGAGTCTCGGTCTATGGGTGCAGGTGGTGAAGACCTGATAATGGCACGAGCTGCTAGACAAAAGTTCCCACACTCGATAGAATGTAAGAACGTTGAACGACTCAATGTCTGGGATGCATACGAACAGGCAGCATCAAACTGTGGTGACTATGAACCTATCGTAGTCATGAAAAAGAATAGGAAGAAACCTTTAGTGGTTGTTGATGCAGAATACTTCATCGGACTCTTTAATAAATAATAGAATAGAGGATTATATTATGCCGCGATCACAGTTGACTAAGAATGATATCCTGGCAAAAGTTTATCAAATTAAAACAGATTTATATTCTGACGCTCATAAAGATAAGACAGGTCAATGGCATGATGGTGCTCATCATTTCTTAAACAAAGTATTAGATGCTCTCAATGAATATAGATGTTGAGATTAAAAAACTATTAGAACGAGTCAGACGCATGAAAAATGATATGCTGTTTGAAGAACCATGCCCCATTTATGAAGCAGACGTTGACGATTGGGAAGACTTCTGGTATAATGAAGACAAATAATTAATCACTTTATGATCAAAACATTATTTGCAGCACTTGCTGCAGCTGCCTTGGTTATTCCTGCACAAGCAGAACCAATTAGAGAAAGTGACTATAATACACCACATGCGATGGGGTGTATGCTCCTTGGTGAATGCACTGATGATGTAGTCAAGGTAACCTCCATGCTTGACATCTCATCTCATTACAATGATATGGAAGACTTTACCAGTGTGACTGGTGAGTTTCATAATATGTTGCACTCACTCAATCAAGTTGGTGTGAATGTATTCCTTGCTGATAGTAAGTATTTTCCTGCAGGACATCGTGGTGTATATCATACTGTCTCTAATAACTTCTTCCTGAATAAGGATTACATGGGTAGTCCTGGCACACTGATGATGGTGATGAGACACGAAGGATGGCATGCAGCACAGGATTGTATGGCAGGAACGATTGATAACTCACTCATTGCTATTATTATGCCAGAGGATGAAGTTCCAATGATCTGGCGTGTAATGGCAGAGCGTACATATCCTACTAATGCTGTACCATGGGAAGCAGAAGCAGGTTGGGCAGGTAGAACTGAAAATATGACAATGAATGCTCTTGCTGCTTGTGCTGGTGGTAATATGTGGGAAGTATATGAACCAACTCCTCTCACACGTAAATATCTTGTAGACTTTGGATACATTAAAGAGTAATGTATACCATCTGGATCCATGTTAAGGCATTCTTTGCTGTTGTGGTCGTGAGTTGTGCTCACCCTGATAACTGGCAGCAATGTATTAGGGTGGACCAGTGGTTGATTCCTGATTTAGTGCATGCTTGGCAGATTAAAACTGGTGAGCATGTACCTTATCAGCAAGAGAAAGACTATCTATTAAATAAATAGAAGAGCCTAGCTCTTTATTCATGGAATCAAATCCACAGAAGAAAGAGGAAACCAAAAAGGAAAATAAATTTGAGTGGGCGGATGAGGGTGTATCAACTCTCGTCCGAGTTATTATTCTTGGATGGTCAGCAGCAATTCTGACTCTTAATTATGTGGCTATTCCTGGAGTTCCTCAAAAAAACATCGATCCGACTTTTATAGCCAGCGTTTTTACGGGAACTTTGGCTACGTTCGGTGTCGTTCCGACTAAAAAGAAAGACGATTCAAAACAAGCACCTACATTGGAGAAGAAAGATGCAAAAATTGATTAATGGTGTCGCGTTATTATCTGGTTTAGTTTCTTTAGCTATCGTAGGGGGTGGTGCTTATCTGTATACACAAAAGGATGCGCTCATTGAGAGTGCTACAGCAGCAGCAACAAAGGCAGCAACAGAAGCAGTAACTAGTGCCCTTCCTGGGATGTTAGACTCTGCTATGCCAGAAGTTCCTGAACTTCCCGGCGCAACTGGCGGTGTTATTCCTGGTATGTAATCATGGAAATTAAGAGTATCCAACCAATTGATATTAATATTAGAGAGTTGGATATTCCTGATATTGATATATGGGAAGTGCCTAATAGAGGAACTCCTTCTATAAACACAGTACCAGTTACTGTGGAATTAGGCACACCCATTGTTAATATTCCTGGTTGTGTGGAAGCAAATACTGCAAACAATAATAATGAAAACTTATTAGTTGATGATGATCCAGTAGTTATTTGTGATGCTGGTATGCCATCTTTTGGGGCGTTAGATTATAACAAAGAGGACTTAACATTTACTGGTCCTCCAGTACAGCCTCCTAAACTTAATACTGACAGTCCAGATAATTTGGAGCCCGCTCCTCAATCTACGACACCACCACCCACTCCACCAGCAAGCATTCAGTGTCCTACTCAACAACAGTTATCTAAAGAACCCGTGGGGTTCCTGTTTGATAGTGGACGCAAAGAAGTATTAGGATACAAGTTGGTTGGAGACCAATGTATCCGAGAGGTAGGTGATGTACCTATCATTACACAAGTATTAAATGGATTACCCCCAACTGGTGTTGTGATCACCACTGGGGGTATTGCTGTAGTTGCTACTACATCAGCACTGCTTGCCAAACCATTCGCTGACATTCTTCTAAAGGTAATCAAACCTACAGTGAAGAAAGTTCTGAAGAAGGTTGCTGCTATTCGGGGGAAGAAACTGAAGGTCCAGTCTGTAGAGGACCGCCGAGCAGAACAGAGGGATCGTAATCAAGCGATTGCAAAGTTGAAGTCTGTGAAGGCGAAGACGAAGAAGTAGGTCTGGGAATAGAATGTACGTGCGGTGCGATAGCATTCTTATTCATAACAATAACATCAGCACAGACATTCGCATACTTACTACCAGGTCGGAAAATAATTCCTTCCTTCATTAGTGTACCACAATTTTTAAGACGAGCAATCTCAAAGTCTAATCTTTTATTAGCAGTTAGTTGTTTCATCATTGCGATGTTAGAACTTGCTGCTTCTTTGCACAACGCTTGTAACTTTTTATCTGTAGGTGTGCTCCAGGTCATAGAGAACCCAACACCTAAACTATAGTTATCTTTTTGTCCTGTCCTGGTTCTCTTATTAAAAATAATATCTCCAGGATTATCAATACGTCCATCGCCTATTTCATTCCCGTCAGCATCAAAGGCACCAACGTTATCAGCAACATCATATACTGGGTCGTCAAAATAATCTTCATATGGTTTAGAAGCAGAGACACTTCCTGTTACATACGGTGTAAAGTTGCGAGTGGGACCTTGACATTGTATACCATTTCCGTATGTGTTTGTAATGTATGGTCCCTGAAGGACTTGTATAGCTTGGTTTGTAACGGAGCCTGAAGAGTTAGCAACAGGATTAGCAGTAGCAGACACACCACCAACAGTTTCAGCATAAGAAGGATTAGCGAATAATAAAGTTACTGCGAGAAGATACTTGTGGTATCGGTTATGCTTATAACCTCGGTTTCTCTTTGAATAATTGTTTGATTGCTCAAACCAGGGCCTCGATAAGTTTCTGTAAACTGAAACGCTGCTCCTGGAACTGTTTGTGTGAACGATGGCTTGCTTGCTACACCTGTCCATGATGATGTCACTCCATTAATAGTTACATTGCTAGCACCTGGTTGTGGTGATAAATTACCAGATGCTGATACACCAGAACCAGTAGCAGAGTACTGGTATCCAGTGTTATAGTCCATCGAGTTGATGGTCTCGGTTATCTTTTGTGTCGTTTCTGTCCTGCTCGTCATTGATCCCTGTGTGAAGTTTGGGACCACGGGGACCGCCAGGGCAACGGCAGGAATAAGACTTACTCCCACCGCAGACATCACAATATATATGATTTTCCTTCCAAAAAGGGTCATCTCTAACACTCCTAGTCAATGACAGTGATCTCACTAACAAATTGTCCTGTTGCAGTAGTACCAGCCCCACCAGCCGTCACGGTTAGAGCACCAGTTGTGCCTACAGTACCTGCTAGACTACCAGCAGTGCCAGCTGTATAACTTGTCATTGATGAGAAGTTAGGAACAGTTCCTACAGTAGGAGCAACAGTTGGGATTACATCAGCCTGAGTAAACGACTGACTGTAAGAGAAAGCATTTCCATCAGTTGCCTGAGTTGCTGTGATAGTACCAGGAGCAAGGATACCAGAGGTAATTGTTCCAGTAGAGACAGCACCTGATGTGGAACCATCAGTAGTATTGATACCACTACCAGAAATTGAGTATGAATTTCCCACACGAGTGGCAGTAGACCTTGCAGCATCAACAGTAAGTTGAAC